GCAGAGCCATCAGCCTGATTCCCTGTTGGATATACCGTCCCTCCACCCCAAGGGCCGCTACTCCATGTACCGTCACCCCAGCCAAGAGACATGAACTACCTCTTAGGTGGTAGCCAAGCGCAACAGAGCAGTCGAAGTCGTGTTGGAAGGCATCGTCAGGGTGAAGGTTCCAGCCGTGATCGTCTGGGAACCAAAGGTGTGGACACTGACCGCCTTGTTGCTCTGTGTTGAGTTATAGATTAACACTGCATCAAACGCCGTGGTCAAAGTCACCGTGGTGTAGCTGATTGAGGCCGAAGGAGTCCAATAGGCCGTGCCTGCGGTTGTCGAGGTGTTTGAGGCCAGCGGAGCCGTTGCATTGGTCACCGTCACGCCACCAGCAGAGTAACCCGTGCCAGACACCTCGCCCGTGGACGAATATGCCGTGGTGGAGGCATTGATCGTTGCCGATGCCAAATACAGGGCAGCTTTAAACGTGTCGGCAGTGGTAGCTGCACGGATCGGTGCAGTGCCAAAGTTGTGAGTTGCAGTCAGAACCTCGCCCAAGAACGAGGTGGTCATTGCTTGTGTGTTTGCCATGATGTTTCCTTTAACCTATAGATGCGGCTTCAGCACCGGCAAAAACCGGCATTTTCTTCAACTGGACATGGACAGAACGGTGAACAAGTTCGCCCTCCAGCCAATACTCAACCCAAGTGGTCAGTTCATTGTCATTGTCCACGGTTCCTTCCCGCTTCTCAAGCAAGGAATCGTCCATTTCGCCTTTGGTGGTTGTGACTATCAATTTGAACTCCTGATCAATGCTGTGGTTGATGTGTTGGCTGGCATCGTAATTAAGAACGTGGTGACCGATGTCTTGTCAGAACCAAAGTCCAACACTGCCACCGACTTGTTGCCCTGGGTTGAGTTGTATATCAAAGCACACCGGGCCGTGATTACACCCGTCCAGGATACATTGTCAAACCCAACATAGGCCGTGTAGTCAGATGTGCTGACGGTAATCCCGGTCATTGTTGCCCCGCCAGCCACATAAGTGCCTGTAGCCGCCACTTCATTGGTGCTGCTGTAAACGGTGGTGTCTTCGTTTAAATTTGCATTGGCCGTGTACAAGGCGATCTTGATCACATCCGTGGTCAAGTCATGGATGCCCTGATAAAGCTCCGCTTTGAAGCTGGTGGTTTGGGTTTGGACAATTGACATTAACTTACCTGAACCCTAACCTGACCATCACGATAAGCATCCTGACGCTGTTTGCCATCACCCAAGTTCTTGAGCAGAGCAATCGACTGAACGTACCGCTGATTGACCAGTGCAACCATATCAGGCTCACCCTTCATGTAGGTGTAAGCCTCGCACATAGTCCCATACAGCAACGCAGAATCAAAGTTGTCGCCCAACCATGTAGTGGACGCAGTCACGATGGACTCTGGGTAGTAGTAATAATGCAACTCAGTGCCATAAGTTGCATTGGGTGTCGGCCCAAGAATGAACGACAACTCGTTCACGTTGGTGGACTGAGGGCCAAAGATGGCGTAGTGCTTGGGAGTACCCGTTGTGGCTGGATTGGGATACGCATCCCGCATGAAGTTCACATCCTTATTGAGCAAGTAGATGTAGCTTCCCCCAGCGTTTGGATAAATGGCAATTGAATAAACAGACAAGAAGTCTTCCGGACATGACAAGTACTTATTGCCAGATGTGATAGTCCCCGTCACGTTCTTACGCAAGTTTGCAATCTGAACCGTGTTGTATATACGCTGTTCAGCCTGCTTGATCATTGTGTCCATGTCCGTTGTGTCGAACGTGTTCTCACAATAATCGCTGACAGCGACTACAAGCTGGGCATAAGTCAGTGCCATAGAAACCTCAACCCATTGGGCCTCTGGACATCACACCTTTGGTGGCGGCTCCCGTCCCACGCATCTTGATGCCAGTGGTCTTGGGTTCAGAATATCCACTGCGGTTGATGTTGCCAACCGACATGTTTACATTCACTGCCTCGCTCCCGTTTGGCCCTTTGCCAGGGTTACTGGAGATGCTGGCCTTCTTCCCATCCATGGTGTGGGGTTCGGCATAGACGCTGGCATCGCCAACCTCTTTGCCCATTACCTTTTTGCTGTATTTACCCATTATTTACTCCCAGATTTCTGGTTCATCGCACGGGAAAGGTTCTTTCCGTATGTCTTACGATCCAAACTGGTGGGGCCGCCCTTCTTCATGCCTTTGGCATGCATGCGGGATTCATGGCCTTTGACCATTTTCTTGGCTTCGGTGTCGGCAATTGCCTTGACTTGTTTCTTGTCCATATCTGCTCCTAAGTTGCGCTAACCGTTACTGTACCAACACTTGTCGTTGCCACCAAGTAATTTGGCGTGAGTTCTACATCAAAGAAGCTGGAACCACCTACAGGTTGCCAACCCCACTGAATGTCTCTTGATCCACCCGATGGATACCCATCCACGTTTACACCCGATGTTACATATGTCGTGTCAGGACGGGGTTGCATCACAGCCTGCGGGTCATCAACCGGATACATACCCAGTTGAAGTTGCGGCTGATCAGGATCCCAGCACTCATCACAAACCTTCAGTTGATACAGCTTGGTCTTGATAACCTCAAATTTAAGCTGCTTCAGCTTGTATCGCTGACCACACCGGTCACACTCGGCAATTGAGTATTTACCTGACGCAAACCTGTTGCCCATTATGAGCCACCAGATCCAATGAATGACTGACGGGGAACCAACCGCAAAGCGGCCTTTTCATGGTCTTCCCCTGCCGCCAGATTGAATTGTTCATCGTAGGTTGCCTTCAGCATATCCATCCGTCCCTGCAATTCAGGAACCTTCATGGCGATGTAGTAGGCCAGCCCCGCCACCACACATGGCAGGAAGCGGAAATTCATGTCGGC